TACTTTATTAAAAAATTATAAAACTGCTTTTGATAAAGGATTTAAGAAAACAAAAGTACAATCAAGAAGTACTGGAGAAATAATAGAAATATCAGAAACATCAAAAGAATTAAAAAAGAATTTAGCAACAACAGCAAACGTTATTTCTAATACTTTTAAATCATTAGAAACACAACTAACAAGTGGTAAAATAAATGCAGATCAATTTACTCAATCATTTAATAAAGTATCTGCTAGCATAAAAAATATGCCAAAGGCAGAAGGTCTGCTTTTAATGAATTCTGTTTTAAAAACATTAGAAACAAGTATTGCAAAAGTTGTAGTTAAAATTAAAGACCAAGATACACAACTAAAAGTTTTAGAAGCAACAATGCTTGGTGTTTATATAACAAGTAGCATGCTTGATGCTTTAGTTACTGCACAAACCAGTAAAGATGGAGGAGCACAAAGAGCAGCAACCAGGGTAGGAAACTATTTAGATGATCAAATTGCAAAAGCAAAAACAATTAAAGAGATTATGGGTAAGGCTTTTGCAGCAACAAATACTGGTAGTGCTAAGGTAGATCCTAAAGATTTAGCAGATAAAAACCTTTCGGTTATTAGTAACTTTTTTAATGCTCAAGAAGCACTTTTAAGACAAAACAGAAAGTCTAAAGCAGATGCTTTACAGGCTGAAATTGATCTTGCAGAAACAGCAGTAAAGTCAGCAGAAAAAAGAATTGATGCAGAACAGAAAATAGTTGATGCAAATCAACGTTCAATTGATTTATTAAATCGTAGAATTGAACTTGAATATGACAGACCAATTCAAAAATTACAAGATGAATCTGCAGTATTAAATAATAATTTAGAAATTATTCGTCGTCAAGAAGATGCCATAAATAATCAATATGACAAACAAGTTGAAGCACTTGAAAAAATATCTTCAATAAACCAAGAAATTGCAAATCAAGAAAGATCGAGATTAACGATTGCTGATGCTTTAACCTCTGGAGATATTGCTGCTGCCGCTGCTGCAGTACAAGATGCAAGAGCGCAGGCTGCAGCATCTAGAATAGAGCAACAAACACAGGCACTTGAAGCATCTCGTCAACAAGCGCTTGCTGGAGTTACTGCTGGCGGAATGACAAAGGATCAAATTGAGGCTAGAACATATCAAATTGGTCAACAAACATTTTTACTTGAACAACAAAGAAAAATTGTACAAAATGAAATTACTGTTCTTCAAGATAAAAACTATACACTTGAACAAGGTATTTATTCTATTAAACAAAATTCTTTAATTCCTGCTCAAGAAACTGTAGATAAGGCAAAGTTGGCACTAGAAGAATATAATAAACAAACTGATACGCTTGTTAGTAACATTAAATATCTTGGAAAAACACAAACAGAGTGGGATCAGGTTAAGACAAGAGTAGAAGCAGCAAACTCTGCTGTAGATTTAACAAACTTAAAATTAAAATCAACAAAAGATATAACAAAAGCAATTTTTGATAAATGGGATGCTATTAAAGATAAAGTAATTACAATTACAACAAATTATGTTACTGGTCCAAGCGCAGCATTAACTAATCCTACTACTACAAAAACTACACCATCAACAACTGTCCCAACTAGCCCATTTACTGGTTTTAGAATTAATGACAGAATGTATGGTGGAAAAATTAAACCAATGGCAATGGGTGGCATAGTTCCTCAATATTTTGCTAATGGTGGAAGAATGGGGTCTGACTCAGTTCCTGCTATGCTAACTCCTGGAGAGTTTGTAATGAATAAACAAGCAACTAAGTCTTTTGGTCCATTGCTATCAATGTTAAATGAGTCTAAGTATCCATCAATGATTGGATCATCATATTCTGGTCAACAACCTACATCTAGTAATGTATCTGTTAGTGATAACTCCAACAGAGTGTATAATTATAATGTAGGCATCAATGTTCCACAATCAAATGCAAACCCTGACGATATTGCTAGGGCTGTAATTGGTCAAATTAAATATATTGATGCTCAAAGAATTAGGGGACAAAAATAATGGCTACCGCCGCATATTTGACTGGACGACGCAGATATCAACGTCCACAAGCCATCCTTTGGTCTGAGAATGCAGGAACTCTTCAAAGTGGAGTTTATGTACCAACAGGTTATGAAATTGGCGCAGAAGTGCCAGCAGAGACTGCTGAGAACCTAATAGATCAGTTCTTAATACTCTCTGATCATAATCGAGGGGAATTACAGTTTAATCCAGTAAGAATAGAACAACGTCAAAGAACTATTAATGGTAGGATGAGGTCTTATCATATTGCAGATAAACTTAATATGTCTGTATCTTGGACAAACCTTCCATCAAGGGCATACTATCAAGACCCAGCATTTGATTCAACTGGAACATCTGATTATAAAAATACTACAGGAGAGTTTACATCTGATGGTGGTGCAGGTGGAGTTGAATTACTTGATTGGTACGAGACACATCAAGGACCATTCTGGATGTATTTAGCATATGATAAGTATAGTAATTTTCCAGTAGATGGAGAAATTGTAAATGCTTCATATGGACATCTTGCACAATACAATCAAATTATGCAGGTTTATATTTCAGATTTTAATTATTCAATCGTAAAGCGTGGCGGAAATAATCACGATCTTTGGAATATTTCGGTAACACTGGAAGAGGTCTAGAGTGTTTGTCGGAGAAGAGTTAAAGACACACTTAGAAACATCTGCAACAGTTAAGTTGCAATCACTTGTTTTGGCTGAGTGGAACATGAATATGCCAGATAATATTTTTAAGTTAGGCAATTACAGATACCGTCCAACTGATAATACATCTCAATACTTTACTTTACCTAACGAGTTTGACTCATTAGATGCTGGTAACTATTATACTGGGGCTACAGATGCTGATGTAGTTATTGATGGAGGGTTTGATGACAACGATATTCCTCAAGCATTTACATCAACAAAAGATAAATTAAAAATGATCTATTCCTTAGAAGATTGTTTAAAACCATTTAGACCAAGATCTGGAATTAATAAAGCAGCATTTTTTAATAATAAATCTTTTTCAAATTCAGGGGCTTCTTTAGCACAAAGACCAAGATATTACATGCCATCTAGATATGATCAATTTAAATATTGGACATCGTATAGAACAGAAAATAATACAGAACGTGGTATTGCTAAAAATATTTCTAATGCTTTATATTACATAGATGATGCTGTTCCTTTTGTAGTTTATAAAGAAAATGTTCCAACAAATCGTATTGTTATAAAAATGCAAACAAATGTTGGCGATGTAGACCTAGGACCTTTTACAACACAAACATCATCTGTCGCAGATCCTTTGTTTGGGGATGCAAATAAAACAACACCGTCTAGATGGAAAATTCAATACTTACAAGGTGATAACTGGGTTGACGCTTATTCGTTTAGAGAAAATGATTTACGTGAATCTGGAGATCCTATTATAGGTTCAGATGGATACGTTGAGTTAGAATATGGATTAAAAATTCCAGAAGAATACAGATCATCTTTTATTTTTGCAGACACGCTTTCTTCTAATACTCTTTTACCAGAGTCAAACGTAGAGGGTTATGCCTATCTAGTTATAGAAAATGAAGGGGATAGAGGAACGTTTTATATTTGGACTAATGGAGATTATGCAACATTTTCACCAGAGTATGGATGGCAATTAGGATCTGAAACAATTAATGTAAATACAAATTTTATTAGTGATTTAACATCTCCAGCATCATTTAATAATGATACAGAAGGCGGAACAACATATCGTGACTTTGCTTACATTCGTGGAATAAGAGTTGTTGTGGAAGTTATGAATAAATTTGACTCTACTTTTGATCTTATTGAAATGTCTCCTAGGTTAGTCGTTGATATTTCAGATAAGGTAGTAGATTTTAAAATTACTAAGACGTTGTCTGATATTGGAATTACATCTTTACCAGTTGGACAATTACTTGCATCTAATGGTCAAATATCTTTATTTGATGAAGATCAAGCATTTAATGATCAAAATACATCAAGTATTATTGCAGGCTATGTTAGAAAAAATATTAAATTTACATTTTATGAGATTGTTCTTGATGTTGAAGGGTTTGACTATTACGTTCCAATTAAGGCTTTATACTCTGAAGGGTTTCCACAAGCAGATGTTACTGGAGCAACGCTATCTATTCAACTAAGAGATTTATTTTTCTTTTTAGAATCTATGCCAGCACCAAGACTTTTAACAACACAAACATCTTTAAGTTATGCTATTGCAACATTGTTAGATTATATTGGTTTTAGTAATTATGTTTTTAGAAGAGTTGAAGATGAATCTGATCCAATAATTCCATATTTTTTTGTTGCTCCAGATCAAAACGTAGCACAAGTTCTAAATCAACTTGCTTTGGCTACACAGACAGCAATGTTTTTTGATGAATATAATAACTTTATTGTAATGAGTAAAGATTACTTAATGCCAACAGAGGATCAAAGAAGTACAGATTTTATTTTATCTGGATCAAATAATCAAACTGATAGTGGCGTTATTGAAAATGCAACATCTGGTAATTTACCAAATATTTTATCAATTGCTTCACAAGACAAAAAAATATATAATGATGGAAAAATTAATTATACAAGTAGATACATTCAACGTTCTTACGGATCCATAAAACAATCAAGCATGATTGATAAAGATAAAACTTGGATTTATAAGCCAGCATTGTTGTGGGAAGTTTCTGGAACAGAAAATACAAAAAGTATAAATGAAGTTGCATCAAGACAAAGTAGTTATGTTTTAGGGGCAATGCCACTTAATTCTGATTTATCTGCACTTGCCCCAACAGTCGTAAATCATGTAATGACAAATAACATTCTTGATTTAGGTGAAAATATTTATTGGTTAACAAGATATCAGGGATATTTTTATTCAAATGCAGAAGTAATAAAATATGATGCTGTTGAATTTAATATAACTGGAATTGGAAATGTTTGGATTAGTAGTAACCAAGAGTATCAAAGATATTTTTCTTCTGTGCCTTTTAATGGCAAAATATACCCAACTGGAATAGTTCGTATATATGCTACTCCATATTATGAGACTGTAGATGGAATTGAAAGATTGCAAAATGGAGCAGTAGTAGATCATGGTCGTGCACAATTTGGCACTACAATAACATCTCATAGCGCTGGAATAGATAACTATTGGTCTAACAATGAAAATGTTCGTGGTTGTGAAATGCAATCTCAATATATGTTTACAACGCAATTAGATGAAGATGTTACATATCCTGCAACTACAGTTGGTCCTGCTGGTATTAGTAATGTTTTGGCTAGACAAACTACTCGTAATGGCATTATTAAAAACTTTATGGCTACAAATTATTTAACTGAAACGCAAGTTAATAATTTAAAAAGTACTCAAAGTGGAACAATTCAATCTTCTGCGTTTGTAATGAATGGTCCTGCTCCCGCTCCAGCATTTAATCCATTAAATTTCGTTTCATATGTATATAAAAATTTAAACAATGCATATAAACATTTTGGCACTAGAATAAGAGTTATTGGTAAGATTGAAAATAATACAAGTAGAACACAAACACCAATTGGTAGCACAACATATTATCAAACATCTGGAACACAACCTGATCAAAACGTAAGCATTGGTGGTGGTTCTGGTGGTTTAGCAGTATTGCTTAATCCAGAAACAAACAATGGATATTATTTTGAAATTATTGCATTAACAGAAGATAATATTAACTCATATTTAAAAATAGATACAAGAGGTAATGCTGAAAAATCTATTAACAACATTGTTTTTTATAAGGTAAAAAAAGAGTCTTCTAGTGATAACGCAATTCCTATTAAACTATGGGGTGGCTTATCAAAAATTATTGTTGATGATGGAAGATTTACTGGTCAATATAGAATGGTTGGAGAAGAAAATCCAACTGTCTATGATCTTGCAGTAGAGTATCAAGATATTGGAAAAATTCGTAGATTTTTCTTATATATTAATAATAAATTAATTAAAATTGTTGATGATCCAGATCCGCTTCCAATTTATAATAACATGGCTTTATTTACTCGTGGATCTTCAAGATGTATGTTTGAAAATATTTATGCTTTATCAGAAAATTATTCTCAAAATACAGTTTCAACTGTTGGCGATACATTATCTGCAGCGCTTTCTGAAGGCAAAATTAATGCAAATGAATCTTTTAGAAAATATGCTATGAGTGGAATACTTCAATCAACATATTTATCTGGAATTAGTGCACAAGAGCCACCAAAATATAATATGTATTTTGAAGAGTTTGGTTCTATAATGAGGGAATGTGCATATTTTGATGTTAGATATGATCGTGCATATCCTGCTTTATATGCTGAACTATCACCTACTTTTAATAGAATTAAAGGTTATACCACTTCTGGGTTTTTAGCAGACTCTTATGGTGCAGAGTTTTTAATATTTAATGCAACGGATACAGCATTAAGTCTTGATGAAACAAGCGGTAACTTTTTAAGAATTCAAGGAGTAACATTTACACAAGACACAACTCATGAATTAACAGTTGATGAATACTTTAGAAAACGTGGAAACTTGGCTGATCCAGAATTTAAAGGCAACTCTTTAATATTTTCTCCACTTGTTGAAAAAGCAAAATATGATGAAATAAGACAAAGCCGAATGATTTATGGCAAAAACGAATTTTCAATTGATAGTTTATATATTCAAACAGATGATGACGCTCAGGCACTTATGGGATGGATTATAAATAAAATTATGCATCCTAAAAAATCTATTGGCGTAAATCTATTTTCAATTCCAACTTTGCAGTTAGGAGACCTTGTAACTATTAACTATAAGGATTCTTCTGGATTGGATTTAGTTACAGAAGACTCAAGTCGTTTTGTTGTATATAATATTGAATATTCTAGAAGTAATAATGGACCAAGTATGACTGCATACTTAAGCGAGGTGTAATATGGGTGCCTGGGATGATGGAGGTATGACAAGAGCGACTCCAATTAAAACACAGTCAGATTATGCTCCAATGTTAGAAAAAGCAAATATTACGCTACAACGTGATACTGCCGCTTTAGATAAAGTTTTAGCAAATCCAAGGGCTACAGTTAAACAAATTAATTCTGCTCTTAATAAATTAAATAAATCAACAGATGCACAAATAAATACTTTATTAAAATATTTATCTGCCCCAACAAGCGCTATTTCAGAAACAACAAAAACAGAAGAATCATCTCCTTTACAAACTGCAACGGTTATTGATCCAGAACCAATAACACCATCAGCAGTTCCAATATCAACACCAACATCAACAACTGCTTCACCTGTAGTTACCCCACCTGTTAAAACAGCGCCAATAGATACAGTTTTATTTGATAATGAATCTGTCCCAATAGAAGTTATGACAGATCTTATTTTTGAAAATATTGGTGGTCACGAGTTAATTAATGTTGCTCGTAATGATATTGTTAATGGTCAACAGGTTGTTTATCAGCCAATTAAAAATCTTTCTTCAATTCAGCAACAATACAATCCGAATAATATTTTAAGTTTACAGTCTACATCAGATAAATATTTTGCTAACTTTTCAATAAAACTTGAAAACAAAATCCCAAATCCTGGTACTGGTCCAAATGGTTCATATGTTTATTTAGATGAAGATACAGGAAATCTTGTTATTGAGGCTATAAATCTTGAATTAGATGAACAAATTGAGGCAGAAATCACTGTAAGTGGTACAATATATGAAGCGGAATTTGGAGAATCAACCTCTTGATAACTAACACTGGTAAGACTATTATAGGTAAATACATGCTTGGACAGGCTCCAGCATACGCATCCTTCCTTGCTGTTGGTTGTGGTCCTACCCCACTAGAAACTGGAGATGTGGTAAATGATTTTGCTACAAAAGAAAATCTAGATTTTGAAATGTTTCGTGTTCCAATTTCGTCTAGAGGGTTTGTAAATGAAAACGGTATTAATAAAATTGTATTAACAGCAGAATTACCAACAGAAGAAAGATATGAAATATCTGAAGTAGGATTATACTCAGCAGGCTCAAATCCATCTGCTGGCGCATATGATAGCAAGACTGTATTTGCTTTTACTAGTGGAGAAAATTGGCAACATCATACCGTTTCAGCAGCAACTGCAATTGACATCATAACAGAGCCATTAGATGATCCAGAAGACGACAACGTTATTGCTGTAGCAGATTCTGTGTTTCAAACAAATGCCGATAACTCTATATTTTATAAAACTTCTCGTGCATCAAGATATGAAAGATGTAGATTTTTAAATAATATTATTTTAATACAAGGTGACGATTCAGATATTTCAATAAGTGAAGATAGCGGTCCAACATTAGATCATTTTGTTATTGAACCTGGGTCAAACCATATACATTTGACTGGTGCAAATATTGACTTTACCAGAAACTCACCAATAGACGAACTAAGGCTAGCATTTTCTTTAATAAGTAAAAATGGAGATTCATCAGCAATTCCAGAGACCATAAGAATTTTAGTTGATTTTGCATCAACAGATGATGGTAGTGGAGAGTTTGCAAGGTTTGAAGCAGAAATAAATCATGGAAGTTCTGGAAACTTAGAAAATTCAATTGCAGATTTTCAAACAAATAGATATTTTGTAGTTTCTAAACAACTACAAGAACTATACACAAGTGCAAACTTTACATGGAACGCTGTAACTGTAGTTAAAATTTATGCTTGTGTAATTGATGCAGGAGTTCCTTCTGAAGATTATTATATTGCTTTAGACGCTTTAAGGTTAGAAAATGTTGCTACAGTTAATCCACTATATGGTTTAACAGGATATTCAATTATAAAAAATGATAATGCTGAAACAATTATTAAGTCTCCTAATACTAGTAACTATGTAGAATTTAGATTTTCTATTGGTGTAACCTAATGGCTGTAAAAAAAGCAATTATTCCAAAATCTTCTTTACCACCAGTCGATTCAGATACTACTGGGTACGTAGTTAGATATAGGATTGTTTCAGAAGATAAAAATAGAACATCACATTGGTCTCCAACATTTGTTACAAATGCCGTGCCAATTGAAACAGTTAGCGGAGCACTATCAATTACTTCAACAATTATTACGGCAGTTTGGGGAGACGAATTAAATAGACCAGCGTACGATGTATTTGTTAAGTTTGATTCAGGATCTTTTGCTTATCATGGAACAACAAGCACACATAATTATTCATTTTTAAATACAGGAACCACATCTGTTCATGTTAAAATACAAATTGCGTCATCTATAAAAGAAGTAAAAGCAGGGCTAGTTATCTTTGACTCTGGCGTAGAGTCTTTGGTATAATTAAATAGGAGGAATCAATGGCAAAAATACCGTTACCAGAACGAGGTCAACCACTAGATGTTCCATATATCTATCAGTTGGCTGATGCAGTTAATAAATTATCAACAGAGGTTTCTTCTGCAACATATAACTATACAACAGTTGACACAGTAAGTGCTGGAAAGCAAAACGTAAAAACATCAGAGGCTAGACTTATTGGTGGATATATAGAGGTTGCCAATAACTCAACAGTAAGCGCAGGAAACGAAAAAACCTTTTCATATGATTTTCCTAGCGATTTTAAATATCAGCCTATTGCTACAGCAACCCCAGTAAATATTGGAAATACTCCTGCTGGACAAAATGTTAATGTTATTTTAAAAGCAGTTACAACATCAAGGGTAGAAGGAATTGTAAGATTTAATGCTTCTGGAGACTTATCTTTAGCAATTAATTTAATTATTCTTGGTATACCAAACTAGTATTTAAGGCGAGGTATGATTTTTTGTAAAAGATGTAATGGTCGTATGTTTGTAGATAGACAGTATAGCAACATAGACCATTTAGAAACATTTTGTATTTTATGTGGTTCCCGTAATTTTTTTCATCCTCCGTCAGAAAGTGAGAGAGGCAGATGGTTACTGCAAAAGGAAAAATCCAGAGCCAGCAGTACAATAACGACCCTGTAGTAAGGGGAAGTAAAAAGATCTGGTTTCTTAATGGAGACCTTGTAAGGTTATATCATAGTTCTCGTTCTACTGGAATGGTCACTGTTTATAATATTACTAAGGATAGGCTTGAAACTTGTCTAAGAACAGATTTTAGACGTAATAGACAAAAGGCATATACCGTTGCTGAGACTGCTAAATTAATTAATCGTCATAGAAAATATATGCCAAAATTAATGAAAAAGGGAATTATTCCAGTACCGATTGGCGCAAAGCCAAATGGACAACGTGGATGGCAAATTAGATCTTATTATTCAGAAGACCATGTTAAAGAAATTAGATCTATCTTAGGATCAATACACATGGGGCAACCAAGAAAAGATGGATTAATAACAAATAATAGTACGCCTACAAGCCAGGAATTGACAAGGCGAATGGGAGAAGGTATACTTACATATACGAGAACAGAAGATGGACGGTATATTCCAGTTTGGTCAGAGAATATCTAATCAGTACAGAGTATGCTACAATTATAAAAACAAACAAAATAAGGTGGGTAAATGGAAAACGATAATACAAAAGTATCAGTAACACTAGGATATACACTTAATCTAGGCAATTTTCAATCGCTAAGACTTGATCTTGGAGTTGTTGACTCTAAGCGTGATGGTGAAAATACGGATCAGGCATTTGAGCGTGTTTATAAGTTTGTTGAAGACAGACTAACAGAAAAAATTAAAGAGGCTCAAGCAGAGGCTGCTGAACTAGAGTAATGGCTGAACGCAAAGACCGTATGGCTTTGCTTAGCAGATATAGTAAATTACATACAGCAAAGTATCAGCAAAAGCCATCTTTAAACTTAAACGTAGAGCAATGGGCTTCAGATGCTCTTATAGAGTCTTATGGTATATCTGGTTGCTACGATTTACTTGAATACTATTTTAGTATTGCTCAAGAACCAAGTTGGAACTACTTTGCATATAATGCAGAAAAAATTATTAATGGTAAAAAAGATTTTGAACAAGATAATTTAGAAAGAATAGAAAGAAGAAAATTAGCAAGAAGGTGGCTTAGTGAATAATACAGAAGCAAGAGTTATTTCCGCAGTACTACAAGATAAACAAATGCATGTTTTGCTACAGGCAAACGTTGAAAACCTTCTTAGGACTCACAATGATATTTGGAACTTTATTCGTTTATATTTTGACAATAATAGTTCTGTGCCACCAGTATCTTTAGTTGTTGAGAAATTTAGAGACTTCCAGCCAGTCGAAGGTGTAGGTGCTACCAAGCATCACCTTGAAGAATTACAAACTGAATATCTAAATGATAGCCTTAAAGATATTTTAAGAACGGCAGCAGGAGAAGTTCAAAGCGGTAATGGATCAGAAGCCCTTAATGGTCTTATTACAAAAACTTCTGAGTTAAAGAAAAATACATCTACTATACGTGATATTGATGCTACAGATCTTGAGTCTGCCCTCGCATATTATGAAAAAATTCAAGAGCAAAAAGAAACTGGTCAAATTGGAATTAAAACCAATCTTCCAGGGTTTGATAACTACCTACCCTCTGGAATTATGCCAGGTCAACTTGGAGTATTCCTTGCGTATCCTGGAATTGGCAAGTCTTGGATGGCTCTTTATTTTGCAGTGCAAGCATGGAAACAAGGCAAGTCTCCATTAATTATTTCATTAGAAATGTCTGAAACAGAAGTCCGTAACCGTGTATTTGCAATTATGGGTGAGGGTGTTTGGTCTCATCGTAAACTAAGTAACGGTGAAGTAGAACTTGATATGCTTAAAAATTGGCATGCAAATAAAATAGCGGGTAAACCAGAATTTCATATCATATCTAACGATAATGGTGGAGAGTTAAACCCATCTATTATTCGTGGAAAGATTGATCAATATAAACCAGACTTTGTTATTGTTGACTATTTACAACTTATGTCACCAAATCAAAAATCCGATAATGAAACTGTACGTATGAAAAATCTTTCTCGTGAACTCAAACTTATGGCTATATCAGAAGAAGTTCCAATCATTGCTATTTCTTCTGCTACACCAGATGATGTAAAAGATTTAAGTAGCGCTCCAACACTTGGTCAAACTGCATGGTCTAGACAAATTGCTTATGATGCTGACTGGGTAATGGCTTTGGGTCGTGCTACAAATAGTGATATTATTGAGTGCGTATTTAGAAAAAACAGAAATGGTTTTATGGGAGATTTTTTAGTTCAAGTAGATTTTGACAAAGGTTATTACAGATATAAAGATTACGAAGACGGAAAATAAAATGACAGATATATACACACAAGAACAAATCAGAAGAGTTTTAAATGGAATAGGCGTTGATGTTGAGGCAGAATTTGGAAATGAGTTAATAGTTTTTTGTCCATATCACAATAACACAAGAACTCCTGCAGGAGAAATATCAAAAGAATCTGGTAGGTTTTTCTGTTTTGGTTGCCAGGTTACAAAAAGTTTGGAAGAGTTTGTGATGACTGTTTCTGGAAGAACATATTTTGAATCTGTTAGATATATCAGGGCTAAAGATCAAGAAACAGACTTAACAAGTGTTATTAATAAAACATTATATAGTCCACCTGATTTTGTTCAATTTGATGAATTACTTATTAAACGATTAAATAATCAAGCAATGGAATCACCAAGGGCAGTTAGATATTTTGAAGGTAGAAAAATTACAAAAGATTCTATGATAAAGTTTGCTCTTGGATATTCTGAAAAACAAGACTCTGTAACTGTACCTATGCATAATCATGAAGGTATGTGTTTAGGATTTGTTGCTAGAACTATTGAAGGAAAAGATTTTAAGAATACTCCAGGGCTGCCTAAAAGCAAAATTCTTTTTAATTTAAACAGAATAAAAACATCAAGCACAGTCTATGTCGTGGAATCATCTTTTGATGCAATTAGACTAGACCAAGTAGGATTCCCAGCAGTTGCAACTCTGGGTGCTAATGTGTCTGTATCACAAATCAGACTATTAGAGAAGTACTTCAACAACGTTGTACTAATAGCAGATAATGATGAAGCAGGAGTTATTATGACAGAAAAGTTAATTGAAAAACTTGGGTCATTAGTGACTGTTGTTAACTTAGAAAAACAATATAAAGATATAGGAGATATGGATGATGAGTCAATAAGAAAACTCGAGTTTCAATTTGACAATTCTATATCTACTATGCTAAACTAAATATAACAAACGAAGGAGAAACTATGAGCGTAGTAAAGGGACTAAAAAATATCAATGCCCTGCTCGACAAACCAAAATATGATGAAAACTCTCCAAAGGTAAGATGGTTAAAAGTTGCCGATGGACAAGCAGTAAAAATTCGTTTCATTGAAGAACTAGATGAAGATTCTGCAAGTTATAATGCAGAACGTGGTCTTGCTCTAGTTGTTAAAGAACACACAAATCCAAAAGACTATAAGCGTAAGGCTGTAGACACAATGGAGTCAGAAGGTCGTGACTGGGCGGAAGAAATGCACCGCAAAGATCCAAAGGCTGGTTGGCGTGCACGTCTACGTTTCTATTGCAACGTACTTGTAGATGATGGAATTGAAGCACCTTATGTGGCTATTTGGTCAATGGGTGTTAGCAAGCAATCCGCATTTAATACTATTCGTGAATATGCACTTGAAACAGGTAGCATATCAAATCTAACATGGAAGTTAAAGCGTAACGGACAGGGAACTGAAACAAGTTACACACTTATTCCATCTGCACCAGATAAAGAACCATTTGACTGGTCAGCAATTAAGCCATATGCTCTTGAATTAGCATTAAAGAAAATTCCTTATGCTGAACAAGAAGCATTCTACTTAGGCTTTGACAATCCATCAACTTCTTCTGCTACCAACGTAGACTGGTAATAGATGAACTATGTAGGCTTACATGTTCATACTCACTACTCCCTATTTGACGGCATAGCAACTCCACAAGAGTATGTAGACCGTGCTAGCAAGTTGGGTATGAGCGCTCTTGCAATTACAGATCACGGTACACTTTCTGGTCACAGAGAGTTGTATCGTGCTGCAAAAGAAAAGGGTATTAAGCCAATCCTTGGTCTAGAAGGATA